TTACATTCAAACCCGGTTACATTCAACTGTGTGGGTTGAGGATGTAGCCGGGTAGGTTTAAAGTAAAGGAGGTAGCGTGTTGTATGAAATAACGCAAAGGATAATGTTCAACGAAGAACGGAGAGTCTGGGTAACAGAATATCAAATCCAGGAATCCTACACACGAGCAATTGCTGCCCGAATCTTAGGTGTATCCTCAGCCCGGATTCAGAAGTTAGTTACCGAAGGAGTATTGGTAGGGGACGCATCCACTCCGGAAAAACCAGTGGATCACCAACTTCTTATGAAACACGTTCTTCAGTTAGACTGGGATAGGAACCGGAAGGTAATCCGACAAAGTTTAGCCAAACGATTGGCCCCTTTGTTGGGAGGAGCACATCAATCATGATGATCTTATCCGTAGACCCAGGGGAGACCACGGGTCTTGTATGGTTGGATTTTGACGGAGAGGTTACACTCGGACCGTCTACAGATGTTAAGGAGGAAACTATCGAACGCTATTCAGAACTACTTTCTAAGTTCCTAACCGATCCATTTCCGATAGACATGATTGTCGTCGAAGATTATCGTGTCTACAAAGGTTATGCGGAACAGCACATCGGCAACAGGCTCTTTACAGCAGAACTTATCGGCGCCATTCGCGCAATAAGTTGGCTACATACAGACCACATTTCCGTAGTTGCTGTTCCAGCGTCATCGAAGGGACGATGGCCCATTGCCCGACTTTTGAAAAAGTTCCCCCAATTTTGTGATATAAAGGATTTACACGCAAGAGATGCTCTACAACTTGGATTGTCGTACATAGAAAAGACATTCAGTTGGAAGCCCTCATGACTTATATACCTCTTCCATTCCAAGCGGAGGCCATCCAGAAGATGGGCCAAAATACGTTACTTGCGGATGAATGTGGTTTGGGTAAAACAATCACAGCCTCCGCAGCATTTGCGTTATATGCCAAAGGTCCCATTCTTATCGTATGCCCAATTTCCGCCAAGCTATGGTGGGAATCCGTTCTTGCTGCAATGTATCCAAATTTACGAATCGTTGTAGCTGGACCAGGCGGTAACGGACTTCCGGTTTCTATTCCTAAACGGGGTGATGTCTGGATAATTCATCCTGAAGTATTGCGATGTAAAAGTGCATTCCTCCTTGCTGCTATTTCGTGGGATATTATATGCGTTGACGAAGCCCACCGTTTTAAGACCCGAACTGCAAAGCAAACCATTTCCTTGTGGAAACTTCCTTCTCGGTTAAGATGGGCTCTGACAGCCACTCCGTATGGACGCAATCCTGCGGATATGTGGGCATTATTACATTGGTTATATCCCAAAGATTATAGATCCTACTGGGGATTTACCAATATGTATACAAGCAATTACCGGCCACCCGGAGCATCATATTCCATTGTAAAGGGTGCTAGAAATCTTGACCAACTGGCCGAACGTATATCTCCATTTTATATTCATCGAACGAAATCCGAAGTGTCTGATATACTTCCCGCTTTCCACGCTAACATTCCTGTTGAAATGACTACTCCTCAGGCGAAATTGTATCGTCAAGCAGTCTACGATCATTGGATAGAAGTTGATGGAACAGAAATTGTAATTGAAAATGCTCTAGTGGAATGCACGAGGTTACAACAAATAGCCGTAGATCCAATGATGTTGTTTCCATCCTTCGTACCTAGCGTGTCAGCAAAACGCATCTGGCTTGACGAATGGCTTGACGATCATCCAGACGAAAGTGTTGTCATTACTTCACGATTTCGTTACCCTTCCTTGTGGATGACAGGACGCAACGACATAGCAATTATTATGGGTGGAATGAAAGGTAATGAAGTCCAGGAACAACTTAAGAAATTCAATACCACAGGTAAATTATTCGGAACGATTGAAAGCATTGGCGAAACATTAAATCTACAACGAGCACGGAATATGATCGTACTTGATGGGGCATGGTCACCAATAAAAATGGTACAAGTCGTTAATCGTGTACATAGAATTGGTACGGTAGGAACTGTAAACATTATGTATTTGCAAGCTGTCCAACCTAAAACTAAGAAACCTACGATCGACCACATTATGAGGCGTCGGGTAACACATGAATTATCTGAAGCTGAAACACTTCGTGAATTGACTAATCAATATAAGGAGTTTGTGTGATATGACAGGCGTACATGCTACTGAGATGCAGACGTTTCTGACGTGTAGACTACAGTGGTTCTGGTCAGCTCCGAAACCCCGGGGGCTATATCTTGAACCAGTAAGCAAACACATTGCGTTAACGTTCGGAACTGCAATCCACGAAGGATTGCGACACGCTTCGGACGATGCGGGTAGTGCATACGAAGCATTCAAACGAACGTTGGACGAAGAATTGGATGGTGGCTTCCATCTTACGTTTAACTGGATGGAAGAAGAAACGACGAATGTTGATAGACAAGAATATTATGATCTTGGACGGTCAATGTTACAGGAGTACTATTGGTATGCCAAGGATCACGACCAGAGATTCCGAACGTATGCTGCTGAAACGAAGTGGGATACAAACGGTATGTCCGGTCGATTTGATGAGGTTCGAGAGGATTCAGATGGACTCTATGTAATGGATTTCAAAACAACATCTCGTACTATTGATATGGAGGAGTGGGCAAGAAATTCTACGCAAGGTCTAGTGTATGCGTGGGCCGCGCGGAAGTTGTTTGGGAACGATGTTCAGGGAGTGATCTTTCGTTTTCTAAAGAAAGGAATTCCAGACACCTACGAAAAATTGATTCTCAAAAACGGAACGCTTACCACAAGAAAAACTGTACAAAATACTACTACGTTCCACGCATTCTATCACGCGATGGAAATAGCATCTGTTATGGAAGCATGCAAGATTACCGTTGGATATGCTATTGATAGGATGGAAAATAACGGACTTACGGAACCTGAAAAGAATTACGTACAAATATTAATGCAAAGTGCTAATGTTGTGTATGCTGGAATATTAAGAGAACTTTGTGACCATAATCCTTTCATTTGGGATGTACCCGTTCCGACATCAAAAGAGTATCTTGATCGCATGGAGAAAATGTTAATCCTTCCCACTGCAAAGTTGATGGCTGGACGTCCGTTCGTTGGACCTACGGGTTTAGGAACATCATCTTATGATAGTCCGTGTAAGTGGTGTTCGTTCAAAGAACCGTGTAGAAGCGTTCGGCGGGAAAGTAGTGGAGAATATAAGCGGATTTTGCATACTCAATTCAAAGAAAGGAGCGATCAATAATGAAACTCGTAACTTCCAAAACGCGCAAGGATCCACAAGAAAAACATCTTGGCCTTATGGTATACGGATTACCAGGATGTGGAAAGACGTGGTTATGCGCAAGTGCATCTACGTCAACAAATACATATCCCGTGTTACATGTTGACTACCACGGTCAATCCGATAGCCTGAATCATTATCCCAATCTTGTGGATGAGAAATTTGTACACATCAAAATCGAAACGTATAAAGAACTTGATATGATCTACACATGGTTGGCAGGTAACTCTCCGCCATACCCCGTTCTTGATACTTTGTTTCCAATCCGTCCTGTAACTTGGACGGTTGACTCCTTAACGGAGATTCACCGAATGACAGTGTTGTCTAAATCTGGAGTCGATCTTTCTAATTTGACGGGATTACCTGACGACGTAGGATACCCTCGGATTCAGGATTGGGGAAAGATTCTAAATCAGTATATCATCCTGGGAAACCAGGCATTCAAGAAACTTGGTATCAATGTAGTAATGACAGCGTTGGCAAAGACTGAGTGGAATGATAAAGAACAGATCGAATCTATCAACGTTGCTATGCAAGGTTCGAGTTCTGATATCTTTCCTTCTACGGCAATGTCCGTAATGTATCTTGAGCGGGCACCCTCAAATGCTAAAGACAAACAGGGGAAACGAGTGTTCAATGTGGGATACTTCGAACATCCCCGCGCATTCTGTCGTGATAACACGGGAAGATTTCCTGTTATGGTGGTCAATCCGACTATACCCAAACTACTGGAGATGTTACATGGCTAACGAAGAATTTTACGAGCATCAAGATCAAGTAATGGAAACGTGGGCTAACCACCGTATATTTAATGACAACCTAACTCATGCTTTGGAAGGTTTAGTTGTGGAATCAGCTGAATTGTTACAAGTCTGGATGAAAGAAAGATTCAAACTGGGACAGAATCCAAATCTTTCGGAAGATTTACTTGACGAATTAGCTGATGTCTATTATTATTTTCTTGTGGCATGTCATTTTGCGGTAGTAACGCCTACTGAACTTGTACAACAACTGAAAAAGAAATTGGAAGGAGGCTACGGATGGAAGGATATGTAAGTTTGTTTGCATCGCAGCCTATTCCGAAAGATTTGTATTCTATCAATCCTCGTCTGATTGAACCTTCGTGGTGGCATGGTCAGCGTCAATGGGCTATGGATAATAACAAGAACTTGTGTGGTGTGTGTGGTGCAAAGGCAAAGGAGGGTCACGAAACATATATCTATGACTTTCCATTCGCCGTCTATGCAGGTGTGGTTCCCGTATGTAAAGATTGTCATGCTTTCGTACATCTAAATCTGCAATATCAGGCCTGGCTACGACTGAATACTGTATCATACGAGGACTTATTGCGAGTGTCTAGACGTGGTGTTAGAATGTGTATAGATCACAACGTTGTTCCTAACAGTAAGATTCTACACACATTGACAAGAATATGGAGTCCCAGAATGGAGGATGAAGTTACAAAGTTTCTGACGGATAACACAGATCAGCCTCCAGGTCTGCCGTGGTTGTACAACTCACCTAACTGGCGGTTGTATTTTCATGACAACGTATATCAAGGAGGGCTTATACGGACAAGAAAACGGGATGGCACGTTTGCCAGGAAGTTTGAAATAACGATCAATGGGTTTACTGATTCTAATTCAAAAGGAGATTCAAAGTGACTGAAGAATACGATAGCGCGTATGTGGGTGATCAGATGGAAGTTCCAGACGTATGGAACAATATGGAACTTGACCTTGACCAAATGGCAAGTGTTCCGGCACAAAATGCCTGGCATCGGATGGAAGTGAAACAGCTTAAGTTCAAGGTTACAGGTCCAACGGCCAAAAATCCAGGTGCTCCGATGGCATCCCTGGGACTTGAGATCGTTGGAGAAACTGATCCGGACAAGGGCAAATTCGTCTGGACAAATCTGGTTCTGAGAGGTAAACAAGCTCTCGAGATGGCCGGACGATTCTTTTCGGCAATTGGATGGAACCTGGAAGGAAATCGAGCTTTCCGTTCAACACAGGAATTCTCCGATGCTGTTCTGGGAAAGACCGTAGACGCTCGGACGGAAGTAAAGTCTGACGATACGTATGGAGATAAGGCCGAAATCAAAGCCTGGCGTGCTCCGTCTTACGCCGATGTTGCGTTGGGGTTCGTTCTGGAGGAATAACCTATGTGGGGCCATCTATGGAAAGATGCCCCGAAGAATACGTTAGTTGAGGTATCGTGGCTTCTACCTGATGAAGGGATGAGGTCACGATACCTCCCTCCACAAGATGCGCCCGCAGTACTGGACGGGATGGCTGGTTCGGAGAACGCATTCTTCGGTGTCGCATTACGCAAGTCCGCAACCAGGGAAAAAGAGGGTGCTGGTCCCTCAAGATGTATATGGGTAGATTGGGACGATACCGAACTACCGATGTGGGTATTACCACCTACGTATGTGGTAAAGACCGTTCATGGATACCATATATATTGGCTATTGACTCAGTACGTTACACCGGAGAAATTTGAGGAATTAAATAAAGTTTTAATAAAACATCTTGGGGGAAATGCCGATAGTTGTTGGTATCGTAATAGTCGTGGTAGAATTCCAGGTAGTATGCACGATGGTACGGAAATAAAACTAGTGTCATCCTTACCTGTTTCTTATGCACCTCCGGATATACAATCCCTCGTGGAAGTCGATAAGAAACTACAACACAAAATCTGTACGGGTGATAGTCGAGGTTATCCGTCACGCTCCGAATTGGACATGGCTGTCATGTCAGGATTAGCTCGTGCTGGAATGTCAGTGGCGGCTGTGAAATGTATCTACGACTTCCATCGTGTAGGAATAAAGTATCGTGAGCACGTCGATCCTGAACATTACCTGGAGATAACGTGGGCAAAAGCATCTAAGGATGTTGTAGTTTTGACTGGTCCACAAGGATTTCAAATGCGAGATTCCGAAATGTGGAGTCGTAATGGGCAATCGCTGGTCAAAGTATCTACTTTTGCAATGGAGGTAAAGAAAATTTACAGTGTCAACGGAGAATCAGATGCTATACAAGCAGTGATTTCGTCACCAGAAGGACCGACGTCTTCACATACATTCACCCGCGATGCTTTCAATAGTGCTCGTCAATTTGCGTCTCAGTTACCAAAGGTCTTCTGGCAATGGCTTGGCAATGATCAAGATGCCAGAAGGTTGTTACCCTTTCTTGTGGAATCTTTCACGGGCGAAACGGTTACGGCAACAACGACAGCCGGTAGACACGGAGATATATTCGTGACTCCCTCTAGTACACTTAGTGCTACGGAAACGTGGACTTCTGGAGGACCAATGGAATATATATCTGGTGCGATGTCAGCTCCTCGGATAATCATACCCGGAGATGCTGATCCGTTGCGTGCATTCCAAATCCTTCTACACTGCAATACGGAAGAAATAATGTATCCAGCATTAGGTTGGCTTATGGCTTCAATCACGAAACCCGTGGTCGAAGCGGCTGGATTCAAATTCCCCGTTCTTAACATCTTCGGAACCCAGGGCTGTGGAAAAACTACTCTGATCCATTTGATGATGGACTTTCTAGGGTATGCAACACCTACGGTATACGATAGTACAACAACTAGATTCGTTTTGCTAGCTTTATTAGGTTCAACTAATGCATTACCTGTGGCGTTGGCAGAATTCAGGACGGCGAAAGCATCGGATTATTTATCTCGATATCTGAGATTAAGTTATGATCTCGGTGAAGATCCTAGAGGTCGTCCTGATCAGACAGTTACAACATACAGATTGTCCGCTCCGATTATGATTGACGGAGAAGATTCCCTGTCAGAACCTGCGTTGTTAGAGAGGGTAATCGGACTTCGTCTGGTAAAATCAAATATTCAGCCTGGAAGTGATGCACATAAAGCGTACCTCAAATTTCGTGGGACTCCGATGGAAGGAATAATCCGAAGTTACATACAGTGGACCCTTGGCATTCCACAAGAAAAAAGCAAAGCAATTCTTAACGCCTGTTTCACGGAATTGCAAGAACGTCATCCAACGCTACCACATAGGGTAACCAATAACTTTGCCGTGGTGTTGTATGGGCTGAGACTTGCCCAGGCATGGTGCGGTATAGAGTTGGAAGATAAGCTTACGTACATTGAAACGTCAATCAAACATTCTTTCAACTTGAGCCGTGGGCGTAATAAGATGCACGTGGATGATCTAGTGGAAAACTTGGTATTACAGGTAGCTCAGGGAACGAACGATTTCTACTACGTATATGATGCCCACGAAAATATCTTGTGGTTTCACTTCGGATCTGTTTTTGTGTGGTATGAGAAACAGATTCGACAGCGTGGTCTATCGACCCTCGGTAGGGATGCTTTGGCATCTCAATTAACTGAGGCTAAATACATAACGCCTCCAAAGGTTATCGAATCGCGGTGGTGTTACGGAGTAAAATTAATTGAGGCTGAGACAGGAGGTTTAGATATTCCAATTAAATTAAATGTGTCTACAATTTCAATCAACTTAGCGTAAAGGAGAGCAATGGAAAGCATGTTGACAATCAGATATAAGGGAAGGATCAATACCCGCTGTAGATTCGGGCTCGGCCCGTTGAACGCAAACATATCTATATGGTATACGGTTGATCAGATTCTTCCCGTTGAAGAGGACGAATCTCAATGTGTGCTGGATCTTCGAAACATTGAAGATATTTTCCGAGAACTTCAGGATTCCGTGTATTCCACAACCTCGGAAGAATTGTGTCAGTTAGTTGCAACGCGGATTGTCGAGGAGATGAATCCTCTATATACCGTCACGGGTGCTGTTAGAGTTAAAGGAAGGGGTGAAGGACATGGAAAGGTCGAAGTCACATTTAAGTTTTCCACAGTTGCGAACCAGTGATATCTATTTTATCGCTGTGTATATCGCACTTCAATTGGCTGCTGATGTGGCAGCAGTAAAGATCGCGGAGGTGTGGGGATTCATTATCCCTGCTGGTATGTTCATCTTCGCGGTCACGTTTACATGGCGAGACATTCTTCACGAACGTCTCGGAAAACGAAACACTGTAAACGTAATCTGGGCAGGAGCATTGGCAAACGTAATTCTAGCCGCATATTTGTACTTTGCGGCAACGTTAAAGCCAGCCGTGTTCTGGCCTCTGGACGATGGCTTTCGGGCATTGATGACAGCAGTTCCGAGGATCACTATTGCATCCATTGTTGCTGAGTTGATGTCTGAATTAATTGACACTGCAATTTACGAAGTTGGGCTTAACCTACAATGGAAAGTAGGTAGCCGAGTATTCCTAAGCAACTTAGTTGGTGTAGTGATCGATAGTGCCGTATTCGCTGGGTTAGCCTTTGCGGGTACAATGCCGATGGTCGCCTTGTGGGGTGTGATTAGGGCCACGACCATCTTTAAACTTGGTGTCACAGTAATCTCAATTCCGTTAATTTCCTTGAGGAGGGCAAAATAATATCATGACAAAGATAATCTTTCCGGAAGAAGCCGAACTGAATGAACGCCTGATTAAGGAATTCCATGAAAACTACGTGATGATTCTGGAAGCAGCTATCGCGGTTGCCAAGAATAGAGGCAAGAGTTATCAAGTCTCCCCTCTGCATCACAGGTGGACTCCGGAAGGATTTCTTCTGGAAATGGAAAAGAAACTCATTCGTATCCAGTCCACCATTGCTATCGAAGGGTGGGAACGCGACCCAAAGCGATTGGAAACAATTATGCGGGAAGCACCCGACCTGATCAACTACACGGGATTCATTGCCGCGTTGTGCCACCAAATCCATGCAAGGTTGCTTTCGGAGGATCCCGCTAACTACGACCAAATCTACGATCCTGAATTCGTATCTCCTAAGATAGTCCGCATGGACTACCATCCCCCACACTTATTCCCTGACGAGGATGATGTTGAACCGAATTGCCATGAGGGTATCTCGGATCTCGTGGATAAACTTCGAATCAGTGAAGAAGAAATCCAATGGTAACACCAACGCGAAGGCGAGATCATCCCGATCCGAGACTGAGGGAACAAGACAAACCCCAGTATAAAATCGTAGGAGCAACGTGTTCATGTGGATATGCCTTAACATGTCTGGTTCGCGTTGGAGAAATGGATACGGTTGTATGTCCCAGATGTGGAGATAGGGTGACATTCTATGGCTAAGAACAAGAATGATCTATATCCAAACCCCCGTGAGGATAGAGGAAGGAGAGCAAGGCCCCTTCCCGTTGCTCGCACCCTAATGGCAGTGTGTCCAACCTGTCATAGCATAGTCCAAGCGTTTCTCGCACCAGGTCAGAGCACAAGTGTTTTATGTATGACATGCCATCTAAACGGCATTCCTACATACGTCCACATTCAAGCTCAAGCATAGGAGGATCGAATGAGAATAGCGCATATAGCTGTGGCAGCGTATGCGGACAGATACGCCAGGGGAGATTACCATATGGTGATCTCTCCCTGGTTGTATTCTGAGCCTAAGTACGTGGCATTTTACGAGAATGCCCTCAGACCAGAAGGAACTATCGTTATCATGGATAACGGTGCGTTTGAAGGACATATGATGGCTTACGAACCGTGGATTCGTGTAGTAAAACGAATCAAGCCGAACATTGTAGTATTGCCGGATGTAATTTTGGATCCAAAGCAAACATTGATTCGATCCAGAAAGGCAATATTGCAGATAGCAGAAGAAGGTATTGGTATACCTACAGTCGCATTTGTAACACATGGAAGCTGTCCGGCTACGGTGTTACGGGCAACCGAAGCGTGGTTGAATTGGTGGACTACAGACGGACCTTTCAACCTATACGATCTAATGTTGGCAGTTCCATGTCCGCGGATAGAATTCGTATCTCCAGCGGATTGGGATACAGTTCACAAAAGATCTGAGATTCTTGACGAAATGTTATCTTTTGATTACCCGATACATTTGCTAGGTGTTCCTGATGTACAAGATTTCTTGTGTAATGAATTACCCCGCGAGGACATTGAATTCGCGGACACTTCGTTAGCATTTGCGTTGGGAGCCGACGGGAAAAACATCACACCTAATTCCGTTAAGCTACCATTAAAACATAAGCGAAGCTTCGGAGATGCATTGCTGATTCTATGTAATATGAACAGGAGAATCTTAGCTAACTGGGGAACGACAAGACTTGTAACGGAATACAACCCAATGTCGATTCTTAAACTTGATACCATCCCCAAGAATTTAGACGAGATTCATCCAGCACTATCACCCCTTGGATGGTACGACTTCGTGGATGATACATTCAAATATAGCCTAACCAAACCCGACCAGGCACAAGGAGTCTTAATAAAATATGGATACAAAACCTAAACTCAAACCAACTATAGCTCACATCACACCATCCAGTCTTGGATGGGTAGCACATGTTACAATCTTAAAAGGAGGAAATAAAGATGCCACCAGATCGAGTGACGATAAGGGAAAAGGTTCCTGACGGACAAGGCGGCTACATCATCTACGAAACTCTCTATGTAGATCACATTGTAGTATCACGTACACCTATAGGGTACGAACCAGCAAAGTATCCGAAACCCATTCCCACAAGGAAACGATAATGAATCCCTATTCAAAATGTGAGACATGTCCCTTACGAGAACAGTTCAATCCCATACTACCATCAGGAGATATATCCGCAGTAAAGTATTGTGTTGTTGGTGAGGCTCCAGGTGCTGACGAACAACTAAAGGGAGAACCATTCGTTGGTAAAAGTGGACGAGTAATCCGTCGTGCTTTGTGGATGGAAGGTGTCAATCAACATGATGTGTATTTCACAAACATCGTAAAGTGTCGACCTCCAGGGAACAAGATTACACCAGAAATGATTTTTTCTTGTGGAGTGGATTTACAGGCGGAATTGTGTTTTCTTCCACAAGATACCTGTATCTATGCAGCTGGGACGACAGCGCGGGACATTCTAGTTCCAAAGCTTAGCGGACAACGATATACAGAAGCTCGGGGATGGCATTATAATACATACGTTGGAGCACATCCGGCATATGTCTTGTATGATGTCAAACAATCCTATTCATTCCTGATGGACATACGACGCTACGTTCGAGGTCCGATACAGCACCCAGTAAATCCGTCAATCGGAATGCTTAATGTGAGTAACTACGACCAGTTCCTTGCGGTTCTCGACGGTCTACCCAACGATACTTTCGTGGCAATCGATGCGGAAACGGATCAGATAGATCACCAGCGAAACTACGTTCTGTCAATTTCGTTTTCGTATGCGGAGAATCGCGCTGCAATCATTACCACAAAAGAAATATATGAACCGCTGCTATTTCTGGCTAACGATGAGACTGGAATTACAAGGGACATGGTTCGAGAAGATGCTAGGCAATTTCTTGTGGATGTATTCACGCGGCGACATATACGCTTCGTGATGCACAACGCACAGTTTGATCTTCGATTTTTGATTGGTCAGTTGTGCGTAGACAATGCTAGATGTGACATGGATACGCTACTTGCCCATTATTGTTTGTGGGAATATGGCGGAACACACGGACTAAAGCAACTAGCCACAGAATATCTGGATATGCCTGACTATGAAGCTGATGTCGTAAAGTATCTTTCACATGGACGTAACTCCAGGTACAGTGAAATACCTACAAAAGTACTGTACAAATACAACGCCATCGACACGGAATGTACGCGAAGGTTGGCAATTGAATTCGAGCGGCTATTACGTAAAGAGGATATGTGGGAAAAACCATTCCTCTTTCCGCTGATGGCTGTAGTTCCCATGTTCGTGGATGCTGAAATCCAGGGCTTCATGATTGACAAAGCTCATCTTGAAAAGGTGGACCAGGGATTACAGTATGAAGTTGATGCCATGCTAAAGAAAATGGCCGACCTCATTACTACGATGGCATTCGATCATTACGAACTGGTTAAAGGGGAAGCATCTTTCTGGAAAGGTCGAAAGGTAGCTGACTTACCACCTGAAATCCAGCTACGTCGGAAATATGTCAAAGCGCTGGAAGGAATTCTAGACGAGTTCAATCCCGCATCGTCAATGCAGATGAGTACTATAATCTACGACCTATTCGTTCTTCCCTCTACCCTATCCGTCAGGACAATTTCCAAAGGTACGAAGTTAAAGCCCAGGTCCACGGCGAAAGAAGCCCAGGACAAACTTCTCGACTTGTTTCGTACAGCAATGGTCAGCTTGATTTTCTCATCCCCACATAGGGAGAGGGTTCTGGAGGAGTTAGGTGTTCGTCCTGACGAAGACTTACAGAAATGGGCTAGACAATGGGATAGTCTCCCAAAGATTATGGCCCTTGATTTTGATAAGTACGGATTGAATGAACGGAAGCCTAAATTCATCACCCGGGAGGCCTACGAATTCCTAACAATGTTGAGGGAATACCGATCACTCACTAAGCTACAATCTTCGTATGCAAAGAAATTCATTGCTGCAATGGGAACAGATGGCTGTGTACATCCACGCTATAAACTATATGGTACAGTAACCGGACGTATATCCGCAAGCGATCCTCCCATCCAGACAATTCCACGGGACGATGATGCCTGGGGAAGTATGATTGCTTCAGGATTCATTGTCCCGGAAGGCTATAAAATCGTATACGCTGACTTTAGCCAATGTGAGTTACGTATCGCAGCAGATGTTACTGGTGATGAGTTTATGAGAAATGTGTTAAACAAACCAGATGCTGACTTCCATAGTGAGGTTGCCCGTAAAATTTACGGAGATAATTTCACAAAAGAACAGCGAAACTGGTACTGCAAACGGGCCGTATTCGGATGGCTATACGGCGGAGATGTGTTCCAGATTGCAAGGGATGCGTTACGATTCCCTGAAGAAGAAGCACGACAGTTTGCTGATAACTGGAATGAAAATTTCAAGGGAGCTGTTCAGTGGCGGGTAGACGTAGCCAACGACGTTCTAAAATCTGGAATCATCGTTACTACGTTCGGAAGGAAACGTCACTTCCCTGTCATAACGGAAGACAATAAGATAGAAGCGATCCACGCTGCACAAAACACACCGATTCAAGGCCCAGCGTCGGACGTAACTATCATTGCTGCTCTTACATTACACAAGAAATATATGTACACTAATGACGTTCGTCTTCTGGTAACCGTTCATGACAGCGTGCTGTTTTGCGTCAAAGATTTTCTTGTGGATGTCGTCGCGGCGGAGCTGTCACAAATCATGGTAGCCACTGCTAAACAATACTTTCCGTCTGTTGAACATAAGGCGGATACAAAAATCGGACAATCTTGGGGAGATTTATAATGAGGATAGAAATAAATACTAAGAAGAAAAGCAAGAAGTTACGAATTGTTTTGATTGTCGGGGGGAATTTTGGTGTTGCTTTGCGTTTGTTGTGGGCTATTCTACAGACCAACTACTCGAAAAAATACCAGAACGCTAACGCCTACATTACGGCTACCAACTCCAGCTACTTTAACCAGTATACAGACACCTATAGCGACGTCTACCTTACCCCCAACGTACACTCCGAAACCTATAGCGACATCAGTACAGGTTATTGTATGTGTCTGTTCCGAGAATACGCTTAATTGCACGGACTTTGGTACGTATCACGAAGCACTAGCTTGTTTTGAGTATTGTCTACTTGTGGTAGGTCGTGACGTACATGGATTGGATGCAGATCGAAATGGAATTCCATGCGAAAGTTTAAGTTATTAACAAGCTAAGGAGGACGATATGAGAAAATTAACTGATAGAGAAGTAGTGATGATAGCAGGTTTGTTAGACGATCATATGAACCTGTACATATCCAAATCTGCGGGAGTTCGTATGCAGATTTGGTCGAAGTCAGGCCCAGCAATGCGTTTACTGGGAGTGATAACAGGGAATAGAATCTTCCGTCGGGATGAGGGATTTTCTAGCGTTTCGATTGCTAAGGAAACTACAATTCTAAGCTTGTTGGAACAATGTGTTCCTTACATGGAAACGCAAAAGCCCCTTGCTGAAACGGCATTGGAATATTTACTGGCGGATACCATTCCAAAAGCGGAACATTGTTTACTCCGCCTTGCCATCGAAATGTCCACAAAGGATAAATGATGCTAACCCTATGGTTTAAGTCACTACTACTTACCAGTCTTTTGATGGTAGCAATCCAGTCACCATCACCACCCGTGTATGAAGCCGCGAGTATTCTACGTGGCGAAGCACCTGACGATTGTATTAAGTGTAGAGAACTGACAGCATGTTCTCTTGTGGATGACCAATCCAAAGGTATTGATCTAAGAAGTCGTTGGTATGGTTATAGAACTGCACGAGATCAGGATGTCGAATTAATTCTTCGTGCACAAAATACGGATATGTGTACCGCATATCCGAAGTGTCGATTCGTGGGTAACGGACGAGATCTTGAGGTATGGGCACGTAAGGGATACCTCGATAGTACGGCCCGTATCATTGCCTATTGTGGAACTAACGGTTGTAGCGTCTGTGTTCCACGAATAGAATCTGTAAGGTATGAATAACAAGGAGGAATGAAATGGGACAACTCGTGTGTGCGTGGTGTCGTTGCGTGATAGATTCTAACTATCCCGTAGATGGCACTAGTCACGGAATTTGTCCAGTATGTGAAGCAAAGGTTAAAAGGGACGCAATGTTCGAGGAGAAAGACAAACCAAAACCTTCCAAATAAAGAATAGCAATCCCCAGGTCGATAGCCTGGGGATTTTTTATGCTACAATGTTCCTAATATCTTTTCAAGGGTATCAATTGCTGTGATGCCCCGTGCTACCTCCCTCTTAGCATTAACTTGCATTTGTTCATCCTCAAGTACGGTAGCAACCTTCATATCTAATCCTGCCTGATATACGGAATTCCTCCACAACTTAATTCGATCCCTAATCAATACCTTCTGAACTGCTACATCAATCTCCGTCATGTCTACCCTCCTATATGTGGTGGTCAGCGGATTCTTGTTCCGCTAATATTCTTGCTTCATCTTGTGCGAATACGCTTGTGTATGTTTTTGCCATATCAAGAATGGTCTTACGTATATACGCATCTACAACGTCCAATTTTTGTTGACTTGTTAAGTTCCCGAATTCAATCGGAACCTCTTCCGTTCCGTGATCTCCCCATCCTACAACCCACAGATAATGTGCAGCATCTGTAATAGTGGTTAGTATTTTTTCTTGTGTAGATGTATATTCAAACTTAACCGTAACGTCTCCGTTTAGTACTATGAATGATCCTGCCATTACAATCTCCTCTAGTCAGTCAAATCCGTAGCAGTTATCGTACCATTAATTACTTCAATTCTATAATATTTGCCGTCAGTGGTGTCTTTCAGGACAACTCCCTTCCACGCGAAGGGTGTATCGTCGTCATTTTTGCCTAGGTAGTAGGTATCGTCTGCGGCAGGATAGATGTCGTTGTTGAACCTGTGCGCCGTGGTCGCCAGATAGTCGAGATACCCGTCGGCTAGGGAGTCAATCGCCTCGTTCCCATCGGTCTGGGTGAACCTTACTTTGTCGCTGAATAGTGCACCGCCTGTGGGATCAATGTAAGCCAATACCGCAGCGGCGCTTGTCTGCCACTCGGTAAGGTTGGCGGTTTGAGCAGCAGCGGCTTTGACGGTCAGGGGGATATATGTTGCTCCTGGCGCCTGTGTCTTAACTGTTGTAAGAGCGTCTACTGTGGTTCCCCCAAAGGCGGTTAAAACATTAGCTCCGTCAGTATCAAACCTAACTGCCTCTCGTATAGTCGTGTCATAGACTGTTAATCTAAGTCTGGCCTTCCTGGTAGCGTGGGTGGGATCAATCCACTCAGACCCGATTCTTCCCATCAACTGATTGTCTGAGGTAGTGGAGGATGCTCTAAGAATGTAAGCTACGCCGAACCCCGCAACTGGGACTCCTGTACAAGCTCTTGCTAAAATAAACTGGTCTAGTACTCCGGCTGTAGTAGCCGTTGATGAGCCCGTTGTATGAGAATAGTCACCATTAAAACTTTCAGCTATTCCACCAGCACCACTTGTATTAACAATCTGCAAAGTACTTGCACCGACCTGAAAAAAGTAGAGCCCGTTAGTAAGATATAATTTAGAATCAGCAGCACTTAAAAAGATATTCCCATTTACTTGTAGGGCTTGAGCTGCGGCTACTCCAATCCCTAAATAACCATCTTTGTTAATGGAGGTTAAGATTGCTCCTCCGTTACTCTGCACCTCAAACGCATTGGCGGTATGCACTGCTGCAAGGCGCACAACCAACGGAATATGCGCCGCGTTCGCTGCCGTGAGGAGCAGATTAGGACTAGCCGCTGGATTGTAGGTGAGCGTCGCCGCGCCGGTCAGCACGTTTACCTCGCTCCAATACGCGACCTGGTTGGCCGCGCCACTACCCATTGCGTTGCCAGCAGTCCATGTGGGATTGTATGGATCAGCTCCGGCAATCAGAATATCATTAGCGGCTGTAGGACCAGTTAACACTTCCCAGTTACCAGCTGCATTGACAATAGCTATATCATTCTCCGCAACTGGATCGGGCATATGTACAAGTCGTGCGGCATTGTATATATCAGAAGCATGCAATGTTGGATAGCCTGTTACGTCCCACGCCGAACGATCACCACTTGCTGAAATAATCGTACCGGACGTCTTTGCGTGATCGTATGTACATGCTTGTACTTCGATTCCACCAGCCGCTACGTATATATCGTACTGTGTACCGTAGAATTGACAATCGTCTGCAATGATAGCATCACCCATAATCTCCGACCAAATCATGGTAACTCTTGCCGTTCCATCGGTTATAGCTCGTTCAACTTCTGCAGATACGTAAAGGGTGACTCCTCCTGATCCAATATCTCGTGCTCGTATAACTACAGAACCAGATGTTCCAGATTCACCTATCTCGTCGACTGTCTCCTGAAGAATTTGATAGTTATCTGGATACTCTAACCATTCAGTGGCTCCAGGACCAAGTACTCCACCTGAATTTGCATGAGGAGATGCGTTAAATTCTATATTTCGTGGGGTTAGGTTATCTCCCCAGTATTCGGATACGGCAACTCTACCTGTCCATCCCACCCGAAGATATGTATACGGTGTTACCTCTCCGTCAACCGTAAAAATCCACCACAAATATGCCCAAGGTGCTGATGTCGGAGGACAAGTTGCGACATCTACATACATTATATCCGGTGTAATTGCAGCTTCCGTCCATCTATCTTTTACTATTGGATCGTTTCCGCCCACGTCAAGAGTTCCGTCAACGTACAATCCTACAGCATTACCTCCCTGTACATTTACTTGGCAATCGTGCAAATATCCCCGACTATTGATTGATGCTATCCCGCGTAAATATCCAGGCCCGGATTGTTCACCTTCGACAACAACGTGGGAGACATACCAGGAGTTTCCAACTTCATCAATATTTCGAATACCGTATTCAATACCTGTAGTAGCATGGGAACAATCGACGAAAAGATTAGTGATAAGGGCATTTATTCCGGCATAGATAGTTCCCTGGACTATCGTACCCCGGCCAGCACCCACAAGAGAAATTCCAGCACCCACGGTTAGATCTTCTACGTAAGTATTGGGCGGTAGGACTACGACATCACCGGATACAGCTGCGGCCAACGCTAATGTACCAGTCGCATATTCAGAAGCTTCCGTACCATCTCCCTTAACCAATAGAGGCATATCAGCTGCTAATGCAATTGTGATTGGACCATCCTTAAGATCACCTCCCCCGGCCAACCACGTAGTAGCATTGATTACACCAGAAGCCATGATGACTCCAGGATAATCCGGCGTATCTCCACCTGTCAAATACAATCCCAACCTACGTAGATGCATTTCGATACGGTACAATCGCGTACGAACTTCATCGAATTGTGTAGGAACGGGACTAGCATTTCCGTGAGTTCCACCAAGTTCGTGGAATATTGGAGTGAATAACTCGTTTGTCATTTGGATCTAATCCCTGATCGTTTCCATATATTATACTGATTTAGATACACCTCTCGTTGGTCAGGATACAAAGAAAGATACCCTTCCAACGCTGCGAAATATGCAGTCCAATCTTCTTCTGTAATACGTTGAAATCTATCCCACCATCCATACCACTTGGCCCAATAGTGATAATACGAAGAATAATATCCAGCATATTGTGGAGATGTTAGAAAGAATTTGCTAAGGCTATCAAAGTAATCTTTCCATTCCTGTGAATATTTTCGAAGAGATGCCAGATACTCTTCAGGAAATCCAGCGAATCTATAATATTTTCCAGGAGTTTTTTCCGTTCCTGGATATACAAGATATGCTTTATATCTGGACAATCGTTGCGGATACCGATTAGCACGTCCTGTCTTTAATCTAACAACTTTTGGAACCGACCGCTGTCTTGCTGCCAACGATGCTGTAGGATTGAATGGACGATCTGCTACATATACCTGACCTGTTTTAATTGCCGGATTAACAAGTTCAGGAATGGTATCAAGAATAGCAAATGGATTATTAAGAACTTCGTAATCCCACAAAATAATAAATTTATATCCAGCAGCTTCAAACATCGAAGCACGAACGGAATCCCGTTTATACGAACTCTCAAGGCTATGCCAGTATGCCCCAAACACTTCAATTACAATTCGATATTCAGGAAGAATAAAGTCAGGTCGATATCGTTCTTCGAAGTCTGTTGTGAATGGCATATCTCCCCAATACGCACCGAAGTAAAACGTAATACCCAAATCCACCAAAGCCTTAAACACAATCTTTTCGACACGTGTACCAGGAAATTCGGGAAAATAATCTGTCCATCCTGGCTCATCCGTTCTCTGCATACCTGATGAAATAGTTCCAGCTAGAGCATTCCTACGATGCAATCGTCGACGTTCCCAGTAGCGATAATACTTCGCAGTACGAGGATGTAGTTTCGTAAGGGGTGCCACAAGAGACATTAGACTTCCCTCAAAATAATACCAACATGTGAACCAGGACAAGTTATATGTTGGTAGCCTAATGCAGGAACCATTACACCCCGAGGATCAAACTCTACCACAGCCCAGGTTGTATGTCCAACAGGGAGTGGAAACGGCACGCTGACGACGTGTGGTATTCCACTCCCTGCTAGACTATACAATGCGGCGGTAACAAATGCAGCACTATTTTCCACTTCCAAGTTTAACAATTGCATGTTGTCTACAATGGTTGTTGTAAAGGTATGTTGTGATAATAACTTTCCGTCATCTCCCTGTGGTCCAACCAGGAGTGAATCAAGTTCCAAAGATGTAATTCCCAACTGTCCCTTAATACTGTTTCCAAAATATCCCGTTACTACTGGACACAATTCGATTTGTTTAGAAATAATTTTGTTGCTACGTAAGGATATTGTAATGTTGTTCGTAGCAGAAACCGATGCTAAAGATGTCCAATCGGCCGCTGGTACAAGTGGATCGTATCCATCATACGGATTAGTTATGTGGGTTCTATATTTTAATACTACAGTTATACTACTCTCAGCAGGAGTCACCATTCCGATTCGAACTCGTTGCCAAGATTTGTTAATCGCTGGATACCCCTGATTAATAATTCCCGTAGCAAATGATCCGGTAAAATCTTTCTTTCCAGGAACAAGTCCAGGAATTATATCACCAAAAATTTTAATTCCTACTTGCAATTCAAGATCATCTCCCCCGGAATGAGGAACAACCCCAGTAAGTAGAGGTCCAATACATAAGGGATTTCCGGCAACCTCCGCAAGTCCTCGTTGCTGATGTGTTGGATCAGGAGTAAATAGTGTCGGTAGAATCATTGCAGGATTAGCAAAAAACTGAGATTGCGTATTAACCCTTCCGATGTGAGTGGTTGCACCAGTAGCAGAATCAATTCGATACATATCCACAGCATCATCCACGAGAGAACCGGCTAACAAATATACACAGTTTTCTCCAGATTCAAGTGCCATAGGATACTGATATTCGGCAAGTAAAATATCTAATTCTTCTAACAATCCACCGGAAGTATACCGAAACAATCTATGGCGAATGTTGAACCACAGGGAACCAGAAATAGAACTCATTACAGTAAAGTTTAGAGTTGAGGTATCTTTCGAGAAATCAACTACACGATACGTCCGTCCTGCTTCATAAGCGTACAATCCATCATAGGTTCCAATCATCAACCTACCAATGAATTCTTCCATACGTAATATAACTGTTCCTGGAGATACTGTAATTCCATCCGACCACAATCCAAGAGTAGTTTCCGTGGGTCTATAGTATGCAATCTGATCTCCCTTTGGGGCAGATTTCCATAGTTTCTTGTCGTATACACCCAACGCACCAACTACCGTGGATCCTACAGGAACGTAATATGTATGCCCATAAGGTTCTGCTAATACAGCATGTACCCTCATTTGTACATTAGTTATATGAATAGGAGCTATTTTCCCGTATAGAGGAGCATCTAATAAAGACGTGAATATATACGGTGCAATAAATGCAACAGTCGAATACGATACTGCTTGTCCCGCATATACCCGCATCTGTCCACCAACTCCCACAAATCCTAGAGTTGTATCTACAACGGATGCAACGGAAGGTGCTCCTCTTGTTAGCTGAACTTGCGGACGAATGACTGCATTTCCAGCATAGATCCTCGTTCTGGATGGCCAGAAAGTGGGAATAGGACCAGGACGAGGCGGAAGACCAGAATTAGAAAAATTCATTTGAGCTATGTGTGGCCCAAGATTGGATAGCACCCGAGGAGCAGTACCCACTGGAGATACGAAGTGGGTTGCCATAAAATTATCCCCAGTAGAAGTATATACTACGGCCAAAGTATTTCCCGTAGGACTAGGAATAGCATACATATCATACGATGGAAGCGTTGGAACAAATCCCTTCATAAATCGGAAACCTTGTGCATCAGCATTTCCGAGTCCAGATCGCCCAGGCCATTCATCTTGTACCCAGGACATGAAAGAACTATAATCCGTTCCTCGTTGAGAACCTCCTGCCATACGAGGTACGAGAGGCGGTATAGCCGTTGTTCGATAGGACTGCGCATCCACTACTAATCCCACGGGAGCAATATTTCCAGATGCTTCGTAGATTACTACGTCGTGAGTGACACCCACTATCGGAGTACTCATTTTGGTAAATCCCTTCGAAGACGAATCGAACCAATTTGGTACAAATCCTCGCGACTGACCTGGCGGTGTTTGATAGCAGCACGTGCTTCCAACGTATTGATAAGTTCAAGCAATTCTGTTTGTGTATAGAATTGACGAGATACCAATGCAGTATACCGATCATAGTTTGCTCGGTCGGATAGCCAGTATTGATACATAGATGCCTGAGCGGTTAACATGATCGGAGTAAGCATACTTTTCGGTGCCACTACCGCATACGATATGGGAATTGTAGCAGCTTCCGCACGGATAGTCCATCCAGAAGTAGGAAGATATCCGTATACGGCTCTACTCAAATTACGGAATCTTTGGAATACATAGTGAGTATGCTCACCTGGACTACCAAATCTTTCCTGTGATACCCTGCCATATTGCATTACTTCTTCACCAGGAGTATATGCTGAATTGTTTACAATAAGCGCGCGGACTGATAAATATCCTTTGGAAGGATACGTCAATCCTTTTACTACAAATCCTTCATAATAGTACGGCCCACGACCTACTGTATCAATATATCCACTAGATACTTCATCTTCCATTAAATACGTATCAGGCGGAACCCAATTGATTTCTTGTATATACGTAACCCGTACAAGCGACGAAATACCAGTTTGTCCAAACTGAAGAAACTTAGTATTTTGTGTGGGAACGAATGTAAAATGAGGAACACGACGAGAATTTGTTAAGTCCCATACATCCGTTACACGGTACACGTCATGAGGTAAAGGAATAAAACCATCTGCAGAAGCTGGACTTATCGTATGATGCATATCCACAACACGAATCGGATACTGTGCAAATCCGTCATTCAATGCAGCAAACGCATAATCATCCACAAGTCCTCGGATAGCCCACAAGGAATTGCCCGAAGCATCCATACGAAT